CTAATATAGGCATTAAAGGTTCAATTATTGAAACTAATAATTCTTTTAATTTTTCAATAGAAGCATTAAATCTATCTTGAATAGAAGCTGAAGCTTTTTGTCTATCAAATTCTTCTTGACCTAATTCAGCAATAGCTTCAGCGCTAAACCCTTTTTCTTTTAATATTGCTAATTGTTTTCTATTTTCTTCAGTATCTCCTTTAGTTAACTTAGATAAAGCAGCTTGTTCTAACAGCATTCCTCCTAATTGATCACGAGATAATCCCATAGCTTGAGCTACTGATTCTTGTTGCAGAACATTCATTCCTGCAAATTTGGCTTGGTCTATGCCTTGATTTGTTAATTCTTGAGATAGACCTATTAAATTGTTAGTTAAAGCATAATATCTAGCTCTTTCTAAATTTAATTGTTTGCCAGTTAGTACTTCGGCTTCAAATTCAGCTGCAATAGAGGATTCAATATTAAGCAAAGAATCTTGAATTCCCTTCATTGATTCTAATTCTAAACCTACTTTTTTAACAGCATAAAAAGTTTCAATTAATTTTTTGGGTTGAGCCGCAAAAGTAGCTAAAATTCCTTTAGAGGTTTTTGATATACCTTCTACTAATTGTTTTTCATTAATAGCAGTATTATTAACTAAATTTAAAGCTTTAGCTTGACCCAAAAACGAAGTTACAATGTCTTTAGAAGACTGATCAGTGGCTAATGATAATTTAGAGATTTCAGTAGCAGCTTCAACACTATAAAATGCTTGTTTAGTAAGTTCTGTTTGGGTTAATAATAATTCTTCGTTTAAATTAGCATTAGTACCTAAAGCAGCATTTATTTGATTAAAAGATTCATTAATCCCTTTAGTAGTAATAAAAATATTACCACTACTATTAGCAATATTATTAAATTGTTGACTTAACCCAGCGGCTTCACCATAAGAAATACCTAACTGTTTAGCAGTATCACCTATAGTTTTATCTAAATTTAAAAAAGATTTAAAGGCTTCTACTAATAAAAATAAAGGACCAAACGACTCAGCAAGAGCTGGACCTAACGATTTAGCACCTGCTAGAAAGGTATTTTGGGACTTAATTTCAATACCTAAAGATTTAGCTTTACTAGCAGCCGCAGCACCAGTTAATCCTCCTAATTGTTTTTCTAAACCTAACTGTTTAATTTTTTCTTTAGTAAGACCTTCACCAGTTTTTAAAGCAAAAGCATCTTGATTAATTAGAGCTTGTTTTCGAGCAGCCTCTGATGCTTTTTCAAAAGGTTCTGAGAATCTTTGCAATCCGGGGATAGCTTTTGTTATATCATTAAGGGCTCCGAAAGTTTTAACTCCAAAATTTTTTGCTATAGCTTCTGAAGATTTTTCTAAGGCTTTAAGTTCTTGGTTTAATTTAGTAGCGGATTTAATTTGTTCCTTTATACCCTGGTTTATATCATATTGGGTTTGGGCATCCCCCTCATAAATTTTATTTTTTAAAGAAGATAAAGTTAAAATACTTTGTTCTAAAAGTTGTCGTTGTTTAGATAAATCTTTAATCCCTTTAAGTGTACCTAATTCTTTATCTTGAATTGAAAAAGTTTGAGTAGCTATTTTTACTATATCTCTAGAAACTGAACGAATAGAATTCTTTTCAGTTAGTTGAGATTTAAGTTCTCTAGTTTGAGATTGTAAAAAATTAGCTAAATCTCTAGCATCATCAAGACTTGCTTCTTCAATCCCCCTACGACGATTTAATAACTCGATTAAGTCTTGTTCTAGTGAATTTTGATTAGGTGTTGTAGCCATAATAACTTAATATATAATATAAATATAAAAAGTGCCTACTTTTTGGTAGGCACTGTTGCATTATATGTACTAGCAGCTGGGATATTAGGTCTAGCTACCTCTGCTGCATTTTTATTTGTTAACTGATTATTTTGTTTTTCTATTTGTTCTTGTTCTTTATCGTACCATTCTTTTAATTTTTGGAAGGTAAAATTTCGAAGCCAAATAGGCATTTCATAAACAGTATCCCAAGTATATCCTCCCTTACCATGAAATACTATTTCATTCATTTGGGAGAATAAATTTATTCTATGAGTTGAAGTCAGGCCAAAAAAAGTTTAAAGAAATAGGAAGTGTGATGTCCTCCCCGCCATCACCTTGAATTGTTAAATCCACATCAGGAGAAATTCTTTTAATTTCTTGACGTAATGATCTTGAGTCTCTAGCTAATAATTCATTATCAACAAATTCTCTAACTACTTTTCTGTCTGTGTTTCCTCCAACCGAAGTAAGCATGTATTTTAAACGAGTAGATAATTCAGGTGCACCACCATTTGGATATAGTTTTTTAAGCCCTTTTAGTTCCTGTTCTATCGCGGATTCGTCACCGTGTGTTAATAGTTTAAATCCAACTTCTACACCTGAGGCGGGTAATGTGTAATAGAAGTTATTTCCTTTGGTATAATCTACGTCTTCAGGTAATTCTTTATCTTTTAGTGTAGTTAAATCTACATTGTAATGTCTTCCACCGGATTCAAATTCATAATCCTGACCATATCCTAGGATACGAGAAGCAATTAAGATAGCATTTTTATCACCAATTACCATATCTTTTAGGTCTACTTTAGAAACAATTAATGATTCTAATAATTTGTCTAAAACAGTACCTTGTTGAATGTAATTTTGGTTAGTTAAAATATCTTCTTCACGAGCTGTCATATATTTCATTTCAATTTGACCGCTTGAAAGTGGGTTTTCTTTAGGATAAAGTAAACCTTTTGAAGGTAGTTCTACAATTTCTGTAGGGAATTTTGGTTTTGTAACTTGATTGTCCATAAATTTTATTTGTGTTTATATATAAATATAGCGAAATAAAAAAAGCTCACAAATAAATGTGAGCTCTTTAATTTTATTTTTAAATTTCTTAGAAATTCAAGATACAATAATCCATTGCAATTGTCATAGAGATTTCTGCTGCAGCTTCACCTTGTGACCAATCGTAGTCTCCGAATGTTGCTGTTTTGATAAATGCACCTTTGATAATCCATTCACCTACTACATCACCTACAGGTCCCAAGATATTCATTGTTAAATCTTTTTTATAGAAATCTGAATACCCATCTCTACCTGTTACTGATTCATGAGATAAACGCATCCATTCCATTACGGCTTGTGAGCCCGCAGGAGCGATTGGATCGTATAGAGCTAAGGTCATATCGTTCCATTTTACTTTACCTTTAATTTTACGGTAAACATTGATATGATCTAGTGTGATTTCACCTGCATCGAATCCTGGGGCTGAAGCTTTCTTAATTAAGTAAGCTGGGATTCCATCTACATATAGAATAAAGCGATTTGATACTTTAGGCTCAAATGCAGTGAACATTATTTCGTTAGGGTTTAATACTGCCATTTTATATTTTGTATTATTTTATTATTATCTGTTTATAATAAATATTAGGAACTAAAGCCCTAATATAAGGGCTTTACTCCTAAATTTTCTTTATTCAAATGATGCACCAGTTGGTGTAACATTAAAGTCTAATATAATAAACTCAGCAGTTCTTGTAGGTTGGATGAAAATTTGACCTAATAATTGATTTCTATCAATTACCTCAGCAGTATTATTTGAGTCATCCATTACTACTTTATAAGCGTATAAACCTTGTCTTTGTTGGATTGAATCCAAGTATGGGTTTACTTGTCTTAAGAATCTGTTTCTTGTAGCAGCTGTGTTTTGTTCGAATACTAATCCGTTAGCTACTTGACCAATATATGATTTTAATTCAATTAACAATCTTCTAACATTGATTCTGTCTAAAGCAGATGCTTTTTTCTGTAATGTTTTCTGACCGTATGCTACTACACCTTGTCCAGGGAATGTAGCTAATGAATTAACTTTACCAGCATATAGAGTATCTCTATCAGATGGAGCTAATTTTCTTTCAGCTTGAACTACACTTAATCCACCTCTTGTAAATCCTGCAGGAGCGAACCATGGAGCACCTACTCTATCATTGTAAGCATAAACACTTGGAATGATTGTTGATGGTGGAACCCATGTTAATTTTCCTGTATTAGGAGCACTAATTTGAACCCATGGATAATAAGTTGCAGCATATGAACTATCAACTGAAGTTGCATTTGATATTACTGTAGCTACATTATTTCCAAAAGCAGACATATCTACAATAGCGATACAATCTCCTCTATTTTCAGCCATATTAGTTATTGAGGTAATAATTGAGTTTCCTGTTGTAGCTGTAATACCTGGAGTAGTAATTATGTTAAATTTAAATTCATCTGTGTTACCTAATAATGTAATAGATGAGGTATAAGCTGAATTTGTTAATCCATAAACTCCACAGTTTGAACCTGCTGCTCCACCAAATGATCCACTTTGTGCTATTGGTAAAGAAGAAGTGTAAGCAGCTACTGGAGTTCCAGTATTATCAAAATAATTTGGAGTAGTATAAGTAACTGATTTTACTCTTACGTATCTTGATTTATTAGTATAATCTCCTGTTGTTTGAACATATCCATTATCTGTAGTTGTAGATTGATTACCAATTACAGCTTCAATATAGTTTCCTTGGTTAGGATCTAATGATAATCCAGTCCATTGTTCTAATACTACTTTAGAGTTAATATTATCATCTCCTCTTCTAACTAATAAATCAAATGTACCACTTCCTGAGTTAACATTTAATATTTCATATCTAACGTTAACACTTGAACCTGATGGTAATGTGTTATTAGCTCCTTCAGTACTAAAACTATTATTAATAGCACCTTGTGATAATGTTTCTAATGTAAATACGGTACTTGGTGTACCATTTGTACCTCCACCAAATGATTGGAAAACAGGAACTCCTGAACCAAAACTACTAGTAAGTTGATAATCATTATAAACTGTACCTGCAATATCTGAGAAGATAGTAATTTTTCCTCCAGTTGCTGTAGGAACGTATGAAGCTGATAAATAAGCAGCAACATTACTTGCACCATTATTAATAGCATTTACTACATATCCTGCCCAGCTACCTGTTGAGTTTACTTGGTTAATTCCATTTTCACCTACACCTAAGTAAATATAA